TTTCCACACCTAATGGTGTTGGTAATTGGTTTCATCGTCAATGGGTTGAAGCTGTCGATGGTGTGAATGGATTTAATACAATTAAATTACATTGGACAGTTCATCCTGAAAGAGATGAGGTTTGGAGAAAAGACCAAGATAGAGTTTTAGGACCATCACAAGCTGCTCAAGAATGTGATGCTGACTTCCTTACCTCTGGACAATCTGTTGTAGATCCTCAAATACTACAATGGTATAAAGAAAATCAAGTAAAAGAACCTGTTGAGAAAAGTGGATTTGATAGAAACCTTTGGATATGGGAGTATCCTAATTACTCAAAAGATTATATCGTTGTGGCTGATGTGGCTCGAGGTGATGGTACAGATTTCTCAGCTACACAAGTGTTTGATGTTGAATCAATGACACAAGTCGCTGAATATAAAGGGCAATTGGGAACAACAGATTATGGAAACTTTTTAATTGAATTGGCTACAAAATATAATGATGCTTTATTAGTAGTTGAGAATAACAATATCGGTTGGGCTACTTTACAAACAATTATTGATAGGGGTTATCCCAACTTATTTTATATGTCAAAGGATTTACAAGTAGTAGATGTAGAACATCAGATGTCAAATAAGTATAGAACTCAAGATAAAAATATGGTACCTGGCTTTTCAACAACATTAAAAACAAGACCATTAATTATTGCTAAAATGGAAGAATACACAAGAGAAAAAATGGTAAACTTAAACTCTGCTAGATTAATTGAAGAGTTATTTGTATTTATTTATCATAATTCAAAACCTGAAGCTATGAAAGGATATAATGATGATGTTGTAATGTCATATTCAATAGCTCTTTGGGTTAGAGATACAGCTTTAAGAATTAAAAAAGACAAGGACAATCATCAATGGGCTATGATGGATACAATGTTGAATATGAATGGTAATAAATCAGATGAGAGTAGTGGGTTTATAAGTAATAATAAACCAAAAAAGAATCCATATGAAATGGATATTGGTGGTGAAAAAGAAGATTTAAATTGGTTATTAGGATAAAAAGAGGATTATAATGGCAGAACAAGAAAACATATTTACGAGATTAGGTAAATTATTTCAATCAAATATCATAATCAAAAAAACTGATAGTGGTCAGGTTAAAGTTAAAGATGTTGATATGATGCAAAAAGGATTGACATCCAACTTTGTTGATAGATACAGTAGGCTGATGAGTAATTCAGGATATAACAATACATATGCTGCTAAACAAAATAGAAGTGCTTATGATATAGCTAGAAAAGAATTATTTAGAGATTATGAATTGATGGATGCAGATCCAATTATATCATCTGCTTTAGATATTTACTCAGATGAATCAACAATTGATAATGTTGAAAATAAAATATTAAAAATAAAAACAGATAATCCTAAAATACACTCTATATTAGATAATTTATTTTATGGTATAATCAACATAGAATTTAATCTTTGGTCTTGGATTCGTAATATGACAAAATATGGGGATTTTTATTTGGAGTTGGATATATTGGATAAATATGGTATCGTAAATGTTAAACCAATATCAACTTATGAAATCAATAGATTAGAAGGTCATGACTTATCAAATCCAAAATTGGTTCAATTTGAAATTCAAGATACTGCTCAAAGGGGTGTAAAGAAAAATTCACAACTTAAAGAAAATTATGAAATAGCTCACTTCAGATTGTTGTCAGATTCTAATTATCTACCTTATGGTAAATCAATGTTAGAAGGTGCTAGAAAAGTTTGGAAGCAACTAACTCTTATGGAAGATGCTATGTTGATTCATCGTATGATGAGAGCACCAGAAAAAAGAATATTCAAAATCGATATTGGAAACATACCACCAAATGAAGTAGAAAACTTCATGCAAAAGATAATAAACAAAATGAAGAAAACTCCTGTAATAGACCAAAATACAGGTGAGTACAATTTAAAATATAATATGGAATCAACAACAGAAGATTATTATTTACCTGTTCGTGGTGGTGATAGTGGAACATCAATAGATACTTTACAAGGTTTATCTAATGAGGGTGCTATAGATGATATCGAATATTTAAGAAACAAAATGATGGCAGCCTTAAAAGTACCAAAAGCATTTTTAGGGTATGATGAAAGTATTGGAAGTAAAGCTACATTAGCTGCTGAAGATGTTAGATTTGCTCGTACAATAGAAAGATTACAAAAGATAATAGTTTCAGAATTAGAAAAGATTGCTATTGTTCATTTGAAAGTTCAAGGATTTGAAGATGCTGATTTGATTAATTTTGATTTGGAATTAACAAATCCATCTATGATACATCAACAAGAAAAGTTAGAATTATTGAATCAACAAGTTGATATAGCTAATTCATTGATTGAAAATAAAATAATGTCAAGAGAATGGATTTATGATAATATTTTTGAATTTAATAGACAAGAAAAGAAAGATGTTTTTGAAGGTATAGTTGAAGATACAAAACAGAAATTTAGAATGGAACAAATTGAAACAGAGGGAACAGACCCAGCCAAAGGTGAAGCTGAACCATCTGATGAAATGGAAGAACAAGGTGAATGGGGTGGTGATAGAAGAAGTGGTACTGCTGAAAAAGAATATGGAAATGAGTACAAAGCTTCAGATTTAAAAGACGCTACAAAATATGAAAGGGAACGATATGGTAAAAGGGAGTTTAAGCATAAGAGTCCACTTCATCCAGGTAAAGGTGCTACAGTAGTTGCTTCAGAAAATTTATTAAATCAATTAAAAGATAAATTTGGAAAAAAAACTAATGGTAGTATTTTGAGTGAGGAAATTTTAATAGATGACAAGGATAAATAGTATAATAAATATCAATAAATTATGATTTTATTTATATTTATATATGAAAAACTATACATATCTTTTAATAGAAAACGGAGACTTTCTTATGCGTAAGAAACACAATAAAATCCGTAACACTGGTCTATTGTATGAATTTTTACTTAGACAGATTACGGTTGATGTATTGAACAAAGACGATAAGAGTAAAGCTATTTCTATAGTTAAAAGTAGGTTCAATGAAACTACTGAACTTGGAAAAGAATTAGCTTTATATAATATTGTAATAAATAAAAAGTTTAATAATGATGCGAAAGCAGATTATTTTATAAACGAGGTTATAAAAGAAAGACAAAAATTAAATAGCTCCGTATTGAAAAGAGAAAAATATAATCTTGTAAAAGAGATTCAATCCAATTATAATCTTCAGAAATTCACATCATCAAAAGTTCCCAATTATAAAATATATGCTTCAACATATAAATTATTTGAATTTATTAATTCATTATCACCTGATGAAAAAACAGAATCATTTTTTAATCTTGTAGAACATATCACTACAGATAAAAATGAAATAAAATTATCAGAAACAATTACAAACTTACCAGATGATGAAGATTTGAGAATCCTCACTTATAAAACTCTTTTAGAAAAGTTTAATCAAAAATATACAAAATTAAGTGGGGCTCAAAAAAATCTGTTGAAGGAATATATTAATAATATTTCTAATACAAACTCATTAAAAGATACTTTACGATTAATCGTTAGTGAGTTGAAAAAAGATTTAAAAACACATTCTAAAAACTTAAAAGATAAAGTTGTTAAAATTAAGTTGAAAGAGGCTATCAATTCAATTGATAAATTTTGTGGTGTTGATAGTAAAAAAAGTATAGTAAAAGATTCACACGTACTTCAAACAATGAGATATTTAGAACTTGTAAAAGAAATGAGAAAAAGTGGAAATAAAAACAAGAAGCTCATTTAATGAATTGATTAAAAATTTAACTCTTGAAGTAATTGATGAAGAAGAGTTAGATGAGATAACCACCACAGGTGATGTTGCTGGTTATTCAACACCTTTTGCTTTCTCAGATGGTGGAAAAAAAGATAAAAAGAGAAAGAAAAAAATGTTGAAGAAAAGCACCGGATTTGTACCTGTTCATGAGGCTTTAGATAAAAGAGATGTTGAAATTATAAAAAAAGTAATCAGAGATGTGGTTGGAGATGTGTTTAGAGATATATGGTTAAAAAGAAATTCTTGGAAATAGGAGATATTTAAATGCCAATACTTAATGATGGAAAAAAACAAATTTTATATTCAGATACTAAAGCTAATAATTATAGTCAAGCTATATTACCTGCTAGTTTTGTAACAGCTAAAAGGGCATCATATGTAAATATAAATAGGGCTGGAACTTTTAAATTTATGTATGAATCAGGTTCTGAAGCGACTAGTTTCATAACAGGTTCTGTGGTAACTGTAAATCATGGTAATATTAGATTAGATATAAATCCAATAGCTTGGCAAAGAACAGATGATGCTAGTGTAACCGGTGATGTAACATTCGTATATGTGAGGGTAAGATAATGAATAAAAATTTATTAGTAGATTATATACCATTTGAAATAACACCTCAACAAATCAATGAATCTATGTCGAAAAACAATGGTAGATTGGTTGTTAAAGGTGTGTTGCAAAGAGCAGAAGCTAAAAATCAAAATGGTAGAGTTTATCCAAGAGAAACCTTGATGAGAGAAGCTGAACAATATTCAAAGGTTCAAATCAAAGAGAGAAGAGCATTAGGAGAACTCGACCATCCTGATTCATCAGTTGTAAATTTGAACAATGTATCACATAATGTATTGGAAATGCATTGGAAAGGTAATGATTTAGTTGGTACGGTTGAAGTATTGGGAACACCAGCAGGAAACATTTTAAAAGAATTATTCAAAAGTGGAATTAAATTAGGAATATCATCTCGTGGTTTAGGTAGTGTGAAAGAGATGAATGAAAATGAAGATGGTGGTACGGTTGAAGTGCAACCTGATTTTGAATTGATAGCATTTGATTTCGTATCAAACCCATCAACACATGGAGCGTTTCTATCTCCAACCAATGAAGGTAAATTAAATGAGGGTGTTGGAACAAGAAATGGTGTTTGTTGTCATGATTGTAAAATTGAAGATATTATAAATGATATATTTAGAGGTGAGTAATGCCATCTGTATCGAAACAACAACAAAAGTTTTTTGGTTTAGTTAGATCATTACAAAAAGGTGATGTCTCACCATCAAGTGTAACGAAGAAAGCTAGGGATGCAGCGAAAGATATGAAGAAATCTGATGTGAAAAAATTCGCATCTACAAAACACAAGGGTTTACCTCGAAAAGTCAAGGGAGAAACAAAGGTGAAAAGTTTAATTAAAAAGATGGTTCGTGAAATGTTGGATGAAATACAACTTGATGAAAAGTGTTGGAAGGGGTACGAGAAAAAAGGAATGAAAACAATGTTTGGTAAACGATACCCTAATTGTGTTAAGAAAGAAACAATTGATAAACTTAATGAAAAACTTTCAAAATCAGAAATTAAAAAGATGAGGGATAAGTTTGATAAAACAGGTAAACTACCACCACACTTGATGAAATTAGCAAAGTTAATGGATAAACATACTGAAGTTAGAAACATTGTGGTTCCTGGATTGGAGTGGATGTCAAAATTGGGTGAGGGAAAAATAACAGAAGCAGTTAAATTTAGTTCTTCACAGATTAATCAATTGGTTAAAGCATTTAAAAATGTAAAGGGTGATGTGTTACCAAAAAATCATCCACTTATGACACAAGTAACTAAATTATTAAAACAAACAGATAAGAAAACTTTACAACAAATAAAATCTGCAGATATTCCATATCTTTCTGTTATAGCATTAGATTTGTTGAATGAAGAAAAACTTTCAGAACAAATAACATCATTCAACGCAATTCAAGATAAATTAGTTGATTTAGGATTTGGTGATATGAAAATTTCTTGGAAAGGAACTAAAAAGAAAATTAAAGATTTTAAACCAGGTAAAAGATTAGATAATATTACATTGGAAAAAACTCATAATACTTTGTTGAAAAAAAACCTAATACGCTACGATGGTAATAGTTATAATGTAACTGTAAATGGACAAAAGAATTTTAAATCAACATTACAACTTGAAGGAAAACTTACAGAAAATAGAAAACAAATAGCACAAACGATTTTACAACAATTAGGTGGTAATAAATTCATAGCTATGACAGGTGC